TGGCTTTGAGCCGTCCGTCTATCAAGGTAAGTGGTACAGCAAGAAGTGGGAGCGTAACCGTAAGTGCATTATGAAACGCGAGTCCCGCTTTGACTATCGTGCAGCGAACAAGCGTTCATCAGCGAGAGGCGCGTATCAGTTCCTAGACTCTCAATGGCGCGTGTCGCTGACGCATATGCTGATGCCAGAGCATAAAGATCGGAAGAAGGAAGTGAAGGCTCTCCGCAAGAAACCGATCCACAAGTGGAACCGGTATTGGCAGGACGCAGCCTTCTATGTTGCTTGGCAGAACGGTAAAGGCGCTAAGCATTGGTACTACCCAGGGAGTAACTGCATTGGCTGAGTACATAACACCTAGCGAGTTCAAGCCGAAGCCGCTACCGCGTGAGATGCAGCATAAGTTCTGCCCTCATTGCGGGTTCCGTGGCTACCCAACAAACAAGTACCTATACCGCTGTGGTCAACAAGACTGCGGCAGGTACTTCTAATGACCAACCCACAGAAAGCGAAAGGATCAGCATATGAGCGACTCATCAAAGACGGACTCGCTGACTCAGGATTCAATGACGCTGAACGTACCCGTGCCGGATGGAGCGACGACAGGGGGGACATACACGGTGTCAGTCACCCTATCCTGGGAGCCTTCACCTTTGAGTGCAAAAACCACAAGGCGCTCAACCTCGCAGGATGGATCGCTGAGTTGGACCGAGAGAGACACGCAAATGGTGGAGGACTTGGCGCAGTCGTCCACAAGAAAAAGGGAGAGACAACAGCGGCACAGCAGTACGCCACGCTCCCATTCTGGATGCTGGTGCAACTCCTCATCGAAGCGGGATACCGGTGAAATTCACCGCCAAAACTAGAGGGTTGATCCAAGATCGCGCCCAGCACCGTTGCGAGTTGTGTGGCACACCGTTGCGCGAAGCCGGTCAAATACATCACAGGCGACCACGCGGCATGGGTGGAACAAAAGACCCTACGTCTAGGTCAGCAGCAAACGGCTTGTACTTACACCTTAAATGTCATCAGGTGATAGAACACAATCGTTCAGATGCTCGTGAATACGGTTGGCTAATTCTTCAGAGTCAAGACCCTCACGATGTTCCAGTTCGTCTGCATCATGGATGGGTGCTACTGAACGAGGACGGGACTTACCAGACGCTCGCTGACGCACCAACTCCGATATATCAACCACGTTTTGTGCGCGTGGTTTAGCGAGGGGGTTCCATTCTCCAGTTCGCTCTGAATACCAGCGAATCAGCATCTTCACTTTGCGTTCGCTGATATTCAGTAAGTCAGATATCTGCCCTGTGTTCCATTGCAGTTTGTGTTTCAGTTCCCACGCTGTCTGCTCGTACTCCTTGAGCAGCCGGTTAGTGAACTCGTCGCTCACATTCAGTAAAACCTCCGCCCTGCCGAGTGGGTTTGTCTCCATCTCAACGGGAGCAAACAGGTCATTTATGGCTTGATGATTGACATAGTAATGCATGTTCAGTAGGATATACCTACAGACTAGAAATAGAAACAGGTGGTAGTAAATGCTCAACGAAAAGCAAAAAGAAATCCTCATCAAAGGTATCAACGCTCAACGAATAGCCACACGCAAAGGCGGCGGCGGTCGCTCCCTCTCATACCTTGAGGCGTGGGATGTCAAGGCTCACCTCATCCGCATATTCGGGTTCGGTGAATGGTCCTGGGATGTGTGCTCCACAGAACTCTCGTTTGAGGACGAGCGTGACGGCAAATGGAACGTGGGGTATCGGGTCACCGGTCAACTCCGTATCCACGCTACCGGTGCTACTTACTCTGAGGCAGCCGTAGGCTCATCAACCCTGGGTCAGCGGGGCGAGGCGCACGACATGGCAATCAAGACTGCCGAGTCCGATGCTCTCAAGCGAGCCGCTATCAACCTTGGCGATCAGTTCGGCCTGTCGCTGTACAACAACGGCAGCACCACACCGGTCGTCGTCAAGACCCTGGTTGACGGTGATACAGATGAGTGACCTCAAAGATGTCATTACCGCTGGGCTCAACGACTACATGGAGTCCAGCGCACGGACCCTGCAATCCAGAGCCGGAGTCCTTGGGCCTAGCGATATTGGTTTTTGCCGACAGAAAGCCACGCTAGTCACCCGCGAGACACAGCCCACCGACTCCGTGCCCACATGGTCGGCCAGCGTAGGCACCGCCATACACAACTACGTGGAGGCTGCTCTCCATGAGGTCCACCCTGACTGGCTTTTTGGCAGCATCGACCACGTAAAAATTCACGCTGAGTTACCATCTGGCGCGACCATCCAAGGACACCCCGACATCGTTGCGCCCGACCTCAACGCCGTAATTGACATCAAGACTGTCAACGGATTTGAGTGGACCAAGCGCAATGGCCCATCTCTCACCCATAGATACCAGCGTCACTTGTACGCGCTTGGCTTGATGCAAGCAGAAATCCTCAACCCCAATGAGGAAGTCTTGGTAGGCAACGTCTACCTGGACCGTAGTGGCGCTAACCCAGAACCCATGGTGTTCATGGAGCCATTCGACCCCGACCTCACAGGAGAGATTGATACGTGGATAGGCGACGTTATCTATGCCGTCAAGAACGGCGAAGATTCAGCAAGAGATATTCCCGCTGCCGTTTGTGAAAAAATCTGTGAGTTTTTCACCGTCTGCCGTGGCGGTCTTGAGGACAACAACAGCGACGGCCTCATATCCGACCCGACTCTTATTGAGGCCATTGAGATGTACGTCGATGGGCGCAACAAAGAAATGGTCGGTAAGCAAATGAAGAAGGAGGCTAGCGAGCGCCTAGCGGGGGTCAGCGGCACGACCCTCAATCATCAAGTCCGGTGGGTTCAGGTTCAACCCCACAACACGATGAGGCTAGACATCCGCGAAAAGCACGACTAATATAAGTGTCGGCCCCTGGTTTTCCTGTTTTTCCAGGGGCCGACTCCTTTTCAGGAGGCAGCATGAAAGAGACGATTAGAACCTGCTGGGCTGTCAGCGCCGCACTAATGAGTCGCTGCGATATGCCAGCCGGTCACGCAGGCAACCACAGCATCACCGTGGAATGGAGCGACGAGCAATGTTGGATTCCCGAAATAGATGAGCCTATTGCGTTAGAGGTCGTGCCCGATCCGGCTCCAATTGAGATTGCTAAGTGTGAAGCCTGCGGTCACATGCACAAGAACGCAGACTGCAAGTGCGGCTGCTACACGCACATTTAATCTTCTTCTTCGTCGTAATCAGGGTCCGAGGCCTGCCAGGTGTTAGTTTCTAGCATTGAGGTCAAGGAGTCTTTCCACAAAACACCGACCCGCTTGATGAGGTCATCCGCTACGTCAGGGTTCCAAGACGCGCCTTCAGCGGTAAGAGTGACAATAAGATCGCCGTACTGGAGCCGACAGATCAGGCTCCTGGCGTTAGTTGGCATCGTATCTCGCTAGGGCATCGTGCATGAGAAAATAGGCTACGCCGTCCACAGCGTTATCCCTGGCGTACCCAGCCTTGCTGCGGCTGATCTTGACCAACACCATCATCAACGCAACATCCATAGCAGTTATGTCCGCGCCGAGAAAGCCACTCCACATTTCAGCGATACGGGACAGGTTCTCGTCGTAGTCGCCGTACTGCTCCTTACGGTCCTCATCCACCAGGCGCAGAGCATCAACGGCGATAGTCGGGTCAGTCATCAAGCCAGACCTGATACTGCGCGGTAACTCTTCCCTCGCGGGGGTTGATGAAGTGGAGCCGCTGCGAAGGGACTGCGGATGAAGCCAATCCGACTGCGGCGTACCGGTTGTCTGACTCTGTTGATCCGGTTCCATAGATTGCTCCTGCTCCGTCTGCGAGGCTTGATTGGTAGTGCGTGTGGTAGTGCCCAACATATACGTCTCTGAAGTCCCAGGGGTACGACCCGCTCCTCCACCGGTTAACGTGGTTCGTGATCGTGTTCGTTGACGCAAAGCCGCTGCGTCCAATCTCGTCTCCGTGTATGAGTAGCGCCCTGTACGCGCCGACCTCAACCCGCTGTATATCTTCACCGGAATCCTCCCAAGTGACATTCGCTCCACTTGATTTCAATACTTGACGAGCCAACTCGTAAGTCATTCGGTCAGCGTTATCCGACCTGGGTACAGCGTCACGCCTACTGCCTAGCCGCCCATGATTACCCCACTCACCGATCACAGTCACCGTCGGGTACACCGTGAGCGCCCTGTGGATCACTTCCACGATTAGGTTGGCGACGGTCACGAACTGCTCAAACAAGGTCGCGTCAATCTCAAATGGCTGCGTCGGGAAGTTAAACAAGCCCTCAATCATGTCCCCGCCGAACAGGATCACGACCTCATCTACCGCGTGATCTTTCCGCTGAACATCAGTGATCTTGGTGGCTTTATCCACAAACCTGTGGACGCGCTTGTGCATAACCTGAGAGTTGTAGGAAGGCGTGAGTTTCGCGCCCTGCCAGTCCGTCAAGTGCCACAATGCGACCTCAGAACCGGCCTTAGAGCGGCTTTTAGCCACCCTGGGTGTCTTGGGTAGGGGGTGGGATAAAACAGCGTCACGGGCCGCCTCAATCGTGGCCTCAACTAAGTGATCCGTCTTAGCCTTAGCCTTCTTCAAATCCCGTTGAGTCCTAACCAGAGCAGCCCGTAAATCCTCAATCTCCTGCTGCTTAGCCAGCCCCTCCTCACTAAACTGCTCTTTAAGACTCATCAGTCATACACACCCTCCGGTGACGACGCACCGAAGTTTCCCCAACCTTGTAGCCCTCAGATGTCATAATCTGACTGATACCCAAAGCACTAACAGTCTTGTCCTCTAGGGCATTTCGGAAGGCTGTGGACTCTGATTCCGGCAAGGTAGATAGATATTTGCAAGTCACGCATCCTACGCCGGGGGAAGGCCGTTTGTAGTTAGCAAATCGGTCGGCAAGGCTCATACCTCTTACCTCTCGTAATGGCTACGGTCCTTTAGACCATACCTTACGAGCACCATTAAGAAGCCATTGCCACGAGTATTGAGTGTCTATTTTCCGGCTGGTCCAGTCTTTATGATTGGCGAGCCTGTACTTAAAGCCCTTCCAGCCAGCGGCCTCACGGACAGCGCAATGCAAACGCCGCAGGGCTTTCTTCTCCTCCAGGCTAAAGTCCTTCTTCCGACCCGCTGAAACGACTTCCGTGCCCCAGGTAGCCCAATTCGCCATGTTGTTAGGGATACCCCACCGGCCCCAGCGACTGCCCTTAAACGAGCCACGCCCAGCGTGCCACACAGGGCCAGCGGAGCAAATATACGTATGCCCGTCGCTGTCAATCACCGCATTAGCGTAAGGAACTCTTGTGCTTCTGTGGATGACATACTGAACCACTCCTGGGTTCCCGTTCGGGTCCTTGGAGTCACCACCAGCCGTGTGATGCGCGATAGCCATGACCGGGTTATTGCCTTTGCCATACCGCCAGCGACCGTTATGGCGCTTAGTCCAGCCGCCAACAAACGTGACATTCTCAGAGCCCAGCCACTTCACACACGACTTCTTCAACCTGCGTTGGAACGCGCTCACTTATCCTCCACCGTAACCCCAATAATGTCCTTCACGGCTTTCATCTCGCCCTCAATCGCACGCTGATCGAAAGCGATCTGATTCACACGGTCAGCGAGGCTAGTGCCACCATTCGGGAATAACTGATATTCGACACGCTCAAGCCGTTCACTAATCGTGCGGCCCTGACGGTCAACACCGAGCATCTGGTCAATTCGGTGAATGGCTTTATACGTGGTGTACCCAAACTTCACGACGACCAGCAGCGCAACGATTACCGCCGCTGAGCCGATAAGCCACTCCACGACCATGAAGTCGGTGATGTCCATGACTCAATGCTCTTCAGGCTCCTCGCCAGAAGGCGGGAGGTCAGGAGTCAAGTGCGTGAGAGCGAGCGTAGGCGCGAGAACCGCAGCGATAGCAGCGATCCACAAAGGCGCAGTAGCCTCACCAATCACACCGTAAGCGACCAGCAGCGGGACCGCAGCGAGAGCGATCCCGTACAGCCACTTGCGTCCCTCACGAGACATCAACTTATCCATCATGGGGTTTCTTCAACCTCTTCCGCGACAGGAGCAACGAACTCATCCGCTGCCTCATCGTAAGTGAAACCGATACCCGCGTACCGTCCACGAATATTGTTGTTGTACGAGGTGCGAATCCACTTCCCGGTCAAGCCGATGCCGTGAATGTACGCCTCAATCGCTGCATCACTTTCCGTAGCGTCAAGGTCGTTTGGTACGACGATGACCTCACGGACGATGCCGTCCTCAATGCGTGCTGCGTGTGCCATTTTCTTTCTTCCTCTTCCCTTAGATTGCGTACCGAATGATTATGATTCCGCTGCCGCCAGCACCGCCGTTAGAAGAGGCGGTTCCTCCGGCTCCACCGCCACCGCCTGTATTGGCTGTGCCAGCGCCTCCGGTGTTTCCGCTACCTGTGACACCGTTGCCGCCACCACCAGCACCACCAGAGCCGCCGCTGACGTTTCCAGAACCACCACCGCCACCCGCATAAGTGACTGACGATCCTGTTATGGACGAGGCCGCACCAGCGCCACCGTCCGCCCCTTGACCGTTGCTGCTCGCTGTTGCACCGACTGCACCAGCACCACCACCGCCACCGCCAACGGACGACGCGCTTCCCCAACTTCCTCCGTCATTTCCTTGACCGGGGACACCGAAACCAACAGAACCTCCGTTGTTCCAAGACAGGCCACCACCGGAACCACCACCGATGCCTCTCTCGTAGGTACTTACTCCCGCACCACCGCCGATACCGAACACATCTACTAGGCGTGAGGACGCTCCGACCGTTCCGTTGCCTTGTCCGTTGCTTGCGCCACCAGCACCAACTGTGACTGTGTGAGAACCGACTGCAAGGTGGTAACTAGAAGCCTCGTACATACCACCCGCACCACCGCCAGCCGCGCCGTGATTTACTCTCGCGCCACCACCTGCTCCGCCGCCACCGACAACCAGAACATCCACGAACCCAGCAGCACTCACCGTCAACGATCCAGAAGAAGTAAACGAGTGAACCTTGTACGACTGACCAGAAACACCATTAGACCCATCACCAACATACGTTGTTTCTGTGCCACCACTCGCTACGAATCCTGCTGCTGAGCCACCGATGATCGTGCGAACAATCACGACACCAGAACCACCGGAGCCGCCTACGCCGCTAGTGCCAGAGGCTCCACCGCCCCCACCACCAAGATTGGCAGTACCGCTAGTCGCTGTCGCGTTCTCAGTTCCTCCCGCGCCGCCACCGCCAGTTCCACCAGCACCGGGGTCGCCAGTCTGACGGTCACCGCCACCGCCACCACCAGCGTAAGTAACGCTTGATCCCGTGATGCTTGAAGCCTGCCCGTTACCACCGGATCCACCGCCAGCGGTTCCTAGGCTGTCTTGCCCTACGGCTCCAGCCCCACCGCCACCTCCACCACCGTAGGTAGATAGATCGGCGTTTCCTAGTGCATCGCCACCATCATTCCCTTGACCTAAAAGCGAGAAACCCTCGTACTGAGAGATAGCGTCACGAGCAGAGCCACCGCCACCGGAGCCACCATCAGCCCCACGGTAATATCCGCTAGTCCAAGCAGGCAGATAGCCGCCACCAGAACCACCACCAATACCCCAAATATCGTGAAGGCCAGATGCGTTCCCACGGTAAGCGTTAGGTGCGCCACCAGCCCCGACCGTGACAGTTACAGAGCCGCTGTCAAGGAACACCGATGACTTCTCTACGAAACCGCCACCGCCGCCACCGCCAGCACCGCCGTAAAAACCATCATTCTCTCCACCCGGCCCACCACCACCGATGACGAGAACATCAACGACACCGCTAGACGCGACAGTCAAAGTCCCAGACGCAGTAAACGTATGCACACCGTAGGTGGTTGATCCACTCGTGTACGTCGTGTAAGTGCCGCCAGATATTTGAGCGAACCGACCCGCTGCTGGAATATCCACGCCAGCGTTCAGCGTCGCTTCCGATAACCGTTGAATACCCATTTACGCTGTCCTCACTCGCACGATCACAACACCGCTGCCGCCGCTGCCCTGAGTACCTGATGCGGTTCCACCGCCACCGCCACCCGTGTTAGCAGTTCCCGATGTTCCAGTACCAGAGTTATTTCCGTTACCGCCGCCACCTGAACCGCCAGTGCCACCGGAAGTTGTGCCACCTCCCGCGCCACCGCCAGCGCGAGTAACAGAAGATCCAGTAATGCTGTTCGCTAAACCAGAGCCACCATCGGCCCCATTATTTGCTGTTGCATCAGAACCATTAGATCCGGCTCCGCCACCGCCACCACCCGCTGCTGACGCTCCTGCGCCACCGTCATTACCTTGACCGGGGACACCAAGCCCGTCTGGGTTGACCGTTCGTGATCCACCACCGGAGCCACCGTTCATTCCAAAGAACGGGCTAAACTTCATGCAAGTTCCACCACCGACACCGTAAAGATCGCCTAGCCTGCTCGTTACGCCATTCTTGGACTCAGGGCCACCAGCCCCGACAGTTACAGTTATAGAACCGGATGGAACGTAGTGATTCGTTGCGTACAAGTGTCCACCGGCTCCACCGCCGCCTTCGCCTGCGCCACCCCCACCGCCCACGATGAGCGCATCAACGTAGCCAGCCGTATTTACCGTCAGCGTGCCACTCGCCGTGAACTCGTAGTACGAGTACGTCGCTGCGCCAGAAGTGTAAGTTCCCGTAGCGGTGTTACCGATAGAAGCGAAACCAACGACAGGGGTGTACGGACGCGCTACACGAACAACAACCTTACCGGAGCCACCAGCACCCGCGCTAGCGTTGTTGTAGTTTGCACCACCGCCGCCGCCAGTATTCGCTGTGCCTGCTACGCCAGCACCACCACCGCCGCCGGAACCACCGGAACCTCCGGTGGAGCCACCACCGCCACCAGCCCGAGTTACAGCCGATCCGGTTATCGAAGAAGCCGCACCTGCGCCACCATCGCCAGCAGCACCAACAGAACTGCTAGTCGGTGCTGATCCAGCCCCCCCAGCACCGCCACCGCCACCGCCGTTGTTGTACGAACTAGGGTTGCTTCCACCAGCCGAACCGTAATCAGTTCCTTGCGCGGTAGACCCCCCAACACCGGCTGCACCGCCACCTGTACCGCCACCTGAACCGCCTGTCCTGCCGTCTAGCGAACCGTAGCCAAGGTTCCCCTGTCCTCCACCACCACCGCCAGCAGCAGAAATGAAGGAGCCAATAGACGAATGTGAGCCATTGAAACCATGCAACTGAAAGCCGCTTGTTCCTGCGACTCCGCCACCGCCGACGACAACAGAATGAGAACCGCTAGTTAGATACAGCCCTGTCTGCTCCCAATGAGAGCCACCTCCGCCGCCGCCACCGGCATAAGAAGTATTTGGGTGCGTACCACCTCCGCCGCCACCGCCGACCACAAGCACATCAGCAAGACCCGCCTGCGAAACCGTCAAAGACGACGACGCATCAAACTCCCAATAGTCATACGTCACACCACCAGACGAGTAGTTACCCGTAGGCGTGTCACTAATGACAGCGTTCTCCGTCTGACCAGCACGCTGCAATCCACTACCACTAAAGGAAGTAAGAGCCATGTTATGAAATCTCCGAAAGGAACGCCGAGAAGGAAATCGTGTTCGCTGAACTAGACACCCGCAGGTACTTAGACGCATCCATCGTGATACCCAACGTCAACGCCACCGTGTCATTACCGGCAACGCTCGCGTCATACACGAGGAACTCGTCAGCACCCGGCGTGCCAGCCGCTGTATCCAA